TCCCAGGTGACCGGGAGAGTTGACGCAACTCGGGTGGCCCATCGCGACAGGTCCGCCTGGGAAAAACCCATAGCGTACGTGAAGGAAAAGCGACCATGCGTCATTTCATGCCATGATTCAAAATTGAAGACACTCTTGAGGAACTTGGACAGAGGGTTTGTGTAAACGGACAGGTTCATCAACAAGTTCGAGGATTCACCGAGGATGGCTCGGGGGAACTTATCAACGTCTTTGTCTTCGTCACGAAGGAAGGCACAATGAGGCGTCTCGATTTGCTTTTTGACGTGCGCTTCAATGTACGGTGTGCTAGCAGGCCCGCCTACGAAATCGATCTCAGAAAGGAATTTCTTCTTGAGCGTGGGGTGACCTTTATAGTCACGCAACCAGGCTTGGTAAGATACGGTATTCATGAAAGCGGGGAGGTGCTGTTTAACAACGGTGCAGAAGGTTTCACGGCAACGCGTCCACAACCAAGCATCATCCTTGAGGCCGGGGTTTTCCTCAGGTGAAGAATGAGTTGGGTAGACGCGTTTGAGCAATGCACTGAGCAGGTTGCATGCGCAACTGCCCCACATCAATGGGGTGACGTACATCAAGCGTAAGCCTTCACAACGGGCACCGGGTTTGATCCGGTGGTGGTGACACTCCTTCAGGATCTCTTTAGCCGAGATTAAGGGGAGTTCACCAGCCTTCGCTGAATTAACGTAACCCGAGACACTGGGGTGTTCGAGCACACACGACTGTTCAATGCGGGGCCGCACGGCGGAGCGAGGGATGCTCTGGCCTATGCGGTAGACACCATCATACGTCCTAGGGTCGAAGAGGCGCGTGAAGATAGCAGCAAGCCAACGGAAGAATGACATCGTTGGTATCGCAGGTTCCCAAACCGCAGCGAGCGCAGCGTAGATGACATGCATGACACTCGCTAGATACCAGTGCTTGTACATAATTGAAGACACGAGCCAAAACGGGGCTGCGGCGAATCTATCGGTCGTACGGAGACCAGCTTCGGCAATGAGAAACAGTAAGCGCAAGCCAAAGTAGATGTGCCGGGGTTCGTATTCAATGTATGTGCAGGCAAAGACGAGGGTGACGAGGAAACAGATCTCTTCAAAGACGGCACCAATGGCCGCTTCGCGGGGACGGAACCCTATCTGTTCCTGAGAGTTGAACCACCACTCCTTGAACCGATGCGCCTTGGCACCCCATGACTCAAATTGCGACGTCTTGTAATGATTCTCGAATCGCTCACGTCTACGGCGACTCTGGGAAAAATTCTCGGCGGCAACTGTCTTGGCGGTGCGCGTACGGTGGAGGATGTGTTCAGCTAAGGCTGTCATCTCGTGGGTATCAGGTTCCACAGCGTCTGTACGAGAGTAAACGGAACGGACGCGCCGCTCGACCTCAATAACTGTATCGCGGTCTGCTGTCTGTTTAACGGTCAAGGCCTCGTTACGAAGCTTCTCCCAAAGATCAAAAGGGATGCGCATCGTTCGACGGGATCGACCATTAGGTGCGTCGTTCTGGTACGTGTCGTACTCGAATTCATAGGCGGGACGGTCGGGTTGACGGTTCGGCCGCTGAACTGGGTGCGGTGGGGGGGGCGGTGGGGGTTGAGGTGGAGGAGGGACCGGGTCTTGTGGTGGCAGCGCCCCGTCCCCCGGTAACGGAGGTGGGACTGGGGCGGCCCGCCAGTTTAAAACTGGCGGTGGGAGACCGGGTGGTGGCGGAGGAGGATCGGGCGGGGGGATGAAACCATGGATCGCTGGCCACGCCGGGCGACCGCGCGGGTTCTCTTCGACTTGGAACAGGATCTGGCGTAAGGTACCTATGAATCCGTTCTCGAGAGCACGAGCGCGCATCGTCCAGGTGTGGCGACCCGTGTCGCCGTAGCCTGGCATGTCTTGGGGATGTCGGTGCGTGTATTCGATGCCTGTGAACTTGCGTGACAAATGTGTGTGTTTGTTTTCGTCTGCCAAGAGGGGAGCATTGTCCCAGGCCACAGACAGCCTACCATCCTCCCAACGGAAACGCATAAGGGCGTTATCAGGTTCGTAAATACAAAAAGCGTTGGGAAGCGGGGAGCTGGGAGTGCGGGATTCGTTTTCAAGGCAGCGTCTACGGTACGGGAACACGTAGTCACGGTGAAGTTCACCAATTGGACCAGGGGCTGGGAGCGGGGCATGGAACCAGGGACCGGCAGCGTGAGCGGCAAGTGGGGGTACGGGTTGAGCGCGCGTGCGTAAGCGATGGATCTTCTGGCGCGTGGCATTGGAAGCGAACACGCTAGTGTTATCAACACAGAATTTCCATGGGTCAACGATTGCGCGGTTACCTATAGCTT